TGGTCTAGTTCGGTGGCTTTTGCTCTTTTGCACCAATGGCAGATCGCTTCTTCTAACATCTCTTTTCGCATAGCCCGCCATGCTGCCGTGTTGTAGTTGTTAGACATTGAACAGCCTCGGTTCTTCGACTGGTGTTGAGCGTCGCGTCATATGGTGGCCCTTGTCGTGGGTGCGTAAAGCGTGGCAGTTGCGGCAGATGGCATCGCATTTTGCGAGTTCGTTGATGATTTCTTCGGCGGTTTTGCGTTCCATTTCGTAACTGATTGTGAAGCTCTTTTGGCTTGGGTCTCTGTGGTCGCAGTCGATGCAAACGATTGTGCGTTCGTTGATTGTGAGGCCGCAGTCCATGCATGAGCCTTTGTCTAGTTTCCATTGTTTGACTATGGCTTTGTTGGTTGTGCGTCGACGGGTATTTGTGGTTCCTCCCATTTTTGGTCGTCGAGCCTTGCGGGGTCGCTTTTGTTTGTAATACTCAGCCCATGCGTCTTTGCACGCACGGCACGGAGTTTCGCCGCGGTATTTATGCCTCCGGTATGCGGCAGTAGTGCCACAAGGGGGAGTTGGGCGCTCAGATCCAAGGCCGCCCATTATCGGGCGATCCCGTCGCCGTGGCAGACAGGGCATGGGTGGATGGCGTCTGGGTCGTCGAGGTCGTGGCCTGAGCCGCGGCAATATCCACAGAGCTTCTCAAGAGTCCCTAAGCATCTCTCCGATTTTTGCACCATGTTCTTATTACTTAGTTCTTCTATAAGCGCCTGATTATCCGACGTCGGTTTTTCAGGCGTCGGGTGTTTGAGGTTTTCCACAATGTTTGCCAGTTTTTCCACATGGGTTCCGAGGCGTGGGTGATCGGTAACGATCCAGTTCGAGACCCATTGGCCTTTTTCGTTTTGTGCCTTGTGCAGGGTCATGTACCCGGCCGCCTCTAGTTCTTTGATCGACTTCCGGATTGCGTCTCGGCCTTCGGTCCACTTTGATTGCAACTTCTCGGAGTTTGTGGCCCAGTTGTCAGGCATTGACAGCAAGTAGGCCAGTAGGCCGCGGGCACGGAACGTCAAGGTTTGGTTTCTGACGTTCTCGTTGCGGAGGATCGTGAAGCCCTCTGTGGGTCGTGGTGCTCGAATGATGGTCATTTGTCGGGGTCTTTCGGTGTGTAGATGCTGTGGTAGTCGGCGCAGAAGTAGCCGCCGCTGTAGAACTCGATGTGCTCGACGAGGCAATGCCGGAATGGGAAGCGGCGTAATGCTTCGCAGGTGTCGCAGGATTGGTGTCTGTATGGCCCGTAGAGGGGATGAAGCCGGTCATCCGCCATGTCTGCCCCCCAAACGCTCAACGATGAACTGGAAGTCTTTAGGCCGCCACAAGTAGCATTCGGGTTCGCGCTTGGGCGCGGCGAGTGTTTCGAGCCAGTCGGCTTGTGACGGGGAGAGCTTGCCGCGCTCAGCCTTCAGCTCGGAGAACAACAGGCCGCGGTCGCGGTGTGCGAGTACGAGGTCTGGGAATCCGATGTGGCCTTGGATGTGTGTGGCCCAGCCGCCTCCGGGCAAGAGTGAGGGGCGGATGTGTTGGACTTTCCAGCCGTACATGATGGCCATGGCGATGACTTTGTCTTGGAAGGCGCGTTCACTCTCCATAGCCGTCGCTCTCTAGGGCTAGGTATTTGTTGTCGAGATATTCGCGGCATTCTTCTTCGCTTTTGTGCTGGCACCATGCTCGATGTTCTCGCCTTGCGATCTCGATCCAACGGTTGAGGGCTTTGCGTTCGATCCGGTAGTCGCCGGCGAGGACGACTCGGATGTATTCACCGTCGCCGAGGGCTACGTGGTAGTAGGGGCCGCGGTCATGCTGGAACGGGTAAGGGATGTTACTCATAGAAGCCGTCCCGGTCGAGTGGGTGCATGATGTCGTAGACGAAGACGACAGCCGCGGCGATGAACGCTCCGGCGATCACCCAAATGGCGATTTTCTCAATGATGCTCATGTCATTTCACCTTCGGGGTTTTCTTCAGTTCCGTAATGATTTCCTGCGCTTCGGAGAATGTCAGGTCTGCCGATATGTCCATTTCAAGGCCGCGTTCAGCGCCCATCGTGGCGATCAGGGTGCGTTGCCCGGTCGTGGCGAGTCCGGTGGGTTTGGCCGCCGCGGATCCGAGTGGTGCACGGTCGGCGGGTGGTGTGGCCCGCTGCACTTTGCTCATTTCTTCCCGGCTGGGACGCTTCGACGGGTCGGAACCTGCGTAGCCGATGTTGGCGAGGGCGCGGCCTACTGCTGATGTTTCGCAGTTCTCGACGTGGCTGGTGGAGTTGACGCCGCGGTCGGTGGCGTGTTCCTCAGCCCAGCCGGTCGCGATCAGGTCCTCATTGACGTACAGGGACGCCTTGAACGTGCACCAAGTCTCGCCGCGGTGAACCATGTCGGTCAGGACTCGGGGGATGTGGCCTTGATCGCGCATCGCGTCGAGCCACCGGGCGAGGCGTGGTGCTACGGGTTCGTAGTTGTCGAGGTTGAAACTCATGCCGCGACCTCCGGGTCGTCGAGAAGTTGGTGGACGACACGGCCGAAGAACTCCAACACGTCGGCGGCCTCTCGCATGAGGACGAGGTCGGGGTCTTGGTCGATGTCCATGATCGCGGCGTGGAGTTCCAGCCGTTCACGGATCCGGGTCGAGATCGCTTTCATGACATGACCCCCAATGCGGAAATGGCTTTGCCGATTTCAAGTGGAAGGTCGAGGTACATTCCGCGGCGGCGTCGCCAGTCTTTGCACCGTTCAATGTCGTATCGAGTGTTGCAGGGGAGCATTCCTGCATAGCGAAGGTGGTTTTTGATTGTTCCTGCGGGGATCTTCAGTTTCCGCGCTGTGGCGCTGACGTTGCCGTTGTGCAAACGACATTCGCGGAGGATGTGGTAGTGGTCCTCGATGCTGTATGTGCGCTGGATCGGCTTATTCCGAGTGATTTTTTTCGGAGTGTCCTGATGGGTATGTATTGCCTGCGGGTCATTTTTACCCATAAGCGTGAGGGTCTCGTCGACGGACAGGCGTCCGGTGGCGAGAAGTTCGAGTAGGTACTTTTCATTCATGTCGGGGTCTTCTTTCTGTTAGTTGCTTGTTGATGACTTGGTGCCCCACGGCCGCCAGCCGTAGAGCTCCCAAAGTTCGAGGGCCACACGCAGGTTCTTTCGCGGGTGGAAAAGGTCTTGCCGAGTGGTGATCCAGCCATTACGGGCCGCCCATCCGACGTTTGAGCCGTTGATTTGCATGAGGCCGTAGGACCCTCCGTGGGGGTCTTTGCGGTTCCATGCCCCGGCGAAGCACCGCGATTCGCGGTACATGATTCGGCGGATGTTCGCTCGTTCGGATTTGGGCCAGCCGACCTGACGTGCAAGGTCGACGTAGTCGCGGCAGGTGTTGACCTTCGCGTCGGCTCCGGGAGCGTGGGTGAGTGTTGCGGCGATGAGCACGGCTGCCGCCAGACGCCTAACGGCGTGTCCAATGGTCGATGGGCATGAGGTCTCCTATCGTGCGGTCCACACCGGGATCGGTGCGGCGCGGCGGCGGCGGGACGGCCGGTATTCGCCGGTCTTTCGGATGGTGTTTGCGGCCATAAGCCGGTTCATGATTGCGCCAAGGGCGCGGGGTTCGTGTGTGTGTTCGTCGCTGTGGGCGTTCAGGTGGTCCCAAACGTCGTCAGCTGTGAACGTCGGGCGCATACGGGCGATATGGATGACTGCGGCTTCTGCGGCGGCCTTCCATGCTTTGTCGGCGTTGGCGTCGACTTGCTCGATGGCTTCGGCTCGGGCCTCGTAGGCCGAGAATAGGTCTGGTTGCATTGTGCCTCCGTCGGGGTGGAAGTAGATGTCACCTTACACGGTCGGAGTGACTTGTGGTGGATTTCCAGTAGCCGGTTATTTGGCGGGCTTTTGCTCGATTGCTTTCCATGCTTGGACAAGCTGATTGGCGGTGATCGTGGGGGCGAGTTCGACGTGGATCCAGTACCCGCCGGGGCCGCCATTTTCGGTTTCGGTCCATGTTTTCCAGCCGGGTTTCCCGTCTCGACAGCACCTGAAGCCGCGGCCCCATTTGGAGCCTTCGTAGGTGTATTGGTGCACTTCCTCGATGCCGAGGGTGAGGTAGTTGTCGGCGAGCCAGTCGCAGATTTCGGTGATGCGGTGCTGGTTGGATGACTTGTAGCCGAGGTCGACGGCGCGGCCTGTGGCGTGGACTGAGAGGCGGTCTGAGCCGCGCATGGGCCGGTAGGCGTAGATGCCGAGGGTGAGGTAGTTATCGGCGAGCCAGTCGCAGATTTCGGTGATGCGGTGCTGGTTGGATGATTTGTAGCCGAGGTCAACGGCGCGGCCTGTGGCGTGGACTGAGAGGCGGTCTGAGCCGCGCATCGGGCGGTAGGCGTAGATGCCGAGGTTGGAAAAGCCCCAGCGGTCGTTCATGATTTGGGCGAACTTTTCGGCTTGTGGGGTGGCGGTACCTTTTGGGGTGGCGTCGGTGTTGCCGGTGTACGGCAGGGGACACTTGCCCCCGGCGGTTTTGGGGGCGGCTTCGGTTTTGGGGGCGGCTGCTTTTTTGCGGACGGCCATGTCAGGCTCCTTCTGTCATTACTCGGACGTCAATGGATCCGCTGGCGGTGATGGCCCACAACTCGTTGCCGCGGGGGATGAAGAACTGGATAGGGGTGGTGTGTTTTTCGGTAGCGAGGCCGTTTGCGGAGGTGACGTCAGCGCCGCCGACATAAACGGTGTCGTTGCCGGTGACGTGCACATAAACGTATGCCGATGACGGGCCGGACGAAATGATCTTTTGGCGGGTCGTGGTGACCGTGTAACTGGTGGATTTCATTGGTCGCCTTTCGGGGCGATCGCCGCGGCGATGTGGTAGAGGGCTTTAGAGAGTGCTTCGCGGGCCGTCCTAAGAAGGCTGAGTTTCAGTTTGTTCATTGGGTGTCTCCTGTTCGTCTGGGATTCCGTTGCCGTCGGTGTCTCGGGATCCGGCGGCGATCATTACGCCGGAGAGTGTCCCGGTGAGGAACATGACGACGGGGTTGATGAGCTTGAAGAACTCGGCGTCGACGGCGGTGAGTTGGTCGCCTTGGTAGACGAACAATAGGCCGTAAAGCATCGCGCACATCATGAAGGTGAGGACGGCGGCGAGGACAAGGCCGACGATAAAGCGGAGCCGGACGTTCAGTTCGGCGGGGCTGTAGCGAGGGCGGCGGTTCAACATGATCGGGCCTCAACGTAAGGGTCGCCGTAGATCGTGGAGCCGGTCGCGGCTAAGGCTTTGTTTTTGGTGATGAGGGTGGTTTGGGTTTGGCAGATGCCCCTATAGCGATCCCCGCAGGCGATCAGTAGCACGGAAAAGAGCACCACCACGAAGGCGATGCGGAAGGTCATTCGGGTGTTTCTCCTTCTTCGGTCCAGCCCGACTCGATGAGGGCCGCGTATTCTTCCTCGGTCATGTCGCGGCCGACGGTGATGCCGGTGAGCGCGTCGTGTTCTGTGATTGTGGGTTTCATTAGGACTCCCTGTAGCCGTAGACGTAGACGGTGAGTGATGTGAAGTTTCCGGTGTTGGCGGTCAGGCTAAAGCCGTCATAAGCCACGGTGTCGTTAAGAAAGCCGCCGCCCGTGATGCTTCCGCTAGCGGCGGTTGTGCCTGCCCACAAACCTTGATACGTGACTGAGGTAATGGCTGTTTTTTGGGGATCGTAAACGTCGATTGAACAGACCCCACCGTTGGCGACAGTCGCAACAAGACCCGGCACAATAAAGCCGACGTTTGGCGATTGGTCATCTACAGCCCCACCGACGGTCAACGGAATATTTCTATGGGCGTAGTAGTAGCCGTTTACGGCTTTGTCCACGCCGCCCACACGCAACCGGAAAAGAACCGACACGGCAGTTGTGGCGTGTTTTGCGTTCCGGACTATCAGCCGATAGGCCGAATACTTTGACGTAAAACAGTTATTTACAGCAACTATCCCGCCGGTTGTCCATGACGCTTGCGTGATGTAATCCAGCCCAGCGTTGGCCAAAAAGTTGTTCGTATCCGACGCGGTGAGGACCTCGCCGGTGGTGAAGGTTTTGATCGCCATTAGTACCCCAGTTTGTTGGAATCGAGCCGCCCATAGACGGCGTTATTGAGTAGTAGGTAGTTGTTGAGATCCGCCCCGGAGACGTAGTAGGTGGCGTAGACGCCGCCCTGTGGTGTCCCGGAGAAGGCCGCGCCTTCGATGATGCATTGGTAAGTAGTGCCGCGGAACGTGACGGCGACTTCGGTGGCGATGTCACCGAACCCGTAAGACGGGTTGAACGCCGTGTCATTCAGAAACACGCGAAACGACGAGATGGCAAGCGCTGGGTTTTGGTAGGTGGCCAGTAGGTAGTTGGCGTAGTCGAGGGCCTGCCCGGTGGAGGCGTTGAGCGTGTTCACCTTGTAGGTGCGGTATGGGGCCGCGCCGGTCTGGACGCGTTGCTCGGCGAACGATTCGGGGTCGACGGCGACTTGGGTGTAGTAGTTGTCGGCAAGCGAGTCAAAGGTGATTTCGGTGTAGGGGTTGGCTGACGGGCCGCGGACATCTGAAAAGTTGTTGAAGACGTTGGTGGCTTTGTAGTACTGGTTGTAGAACGTGAGGCCGAATGACGGCCCGTCATCTTTCATCCGGCCGTTCATGCTGAGGGTGACGAGGTTGGCCCAGTCGCCGATTGTGCTGTTGAGCGTGGTGGCGGCAAACGACGTTCCGCTGCCGAAACCGGACACGGTGCCGACTAGGAAGCCGAAGTTGCTGAAGATGCTGTTGCATTGGTTGGCGAGCGTGTTGGCCGCCAGCGCGTAGCCGTTGCCTTGTGCTCGGGCCATGGTCGCAAAATACGATTCGCAGGTGATCGTCAGAATGTCAGCGGGGCCGACGTTTGAGACGTAGGGCTTCCCGTAGGTGACCTCGACGTCGGCGATCTCCCCAGCGAAGATTTGACGTTTGCTTGGGACGCCGGACACAAGGCCGCCGTCGGTGTAGAGCCGGACTTCGGTGCCGGGCACAAGATCGGGATCGGGGGTGGCGTAGCCGTTGGGGTAGCGGATCTCAACCGCGGCGGTGTTTGCCCGGTATGCGTCAAGCGGGGATCGGCGGCCGATGTTGCAGGTGGCGGTCAGGAGGTTGGGGATTTCGGTTTCTACGCCGCCGATGACTTTGTAAAACCTGAAAATGACGTTCATTAGTAGGCGTTCCCGACTCGGATGGGGACCGACCCGTTTTGACGCATATAGGTGCGTAGTGCGTCGACGACGCTGTTGGGGTCGCCGCCGTGGACGTTGATGGTGACGCCGCCGCCCATGCCGCCCATACGGTCCAGCGGGACGACAGCCTCCGGTCCTGCTTCGCCGATCATGGCAAGCGTCGGGCCGCGCACAATGCCGCCGTCAGCGAGTCCAGGGATCTTGTTCAAGTCTGAACGGCTGTGAACACTTTCATGGCGGCGTTGATGGAGATCACGGCGGCGGCAAGCCCGCCAATGCTGGCTCCGAGGACGACGACTAGGTCGGTGTTTTCGCCGACCCATGTGGCGAGGCGTTCCAGATAGGGAAGCAGTTCCTCGATAATCGGGAGGAGGGCCATGCCGATGGATTCTTGGGCTTCGCCGATTGCGACACCCATTCGCTTGAATCGCCCTTCGGCGGTGTTCGCGGCGTCGGCCGCCGCGCCTCCGAAGGTTTGGGCCATGGTGTTGAAGATTTCGTCGGCTGATGCTCCGGCCTCGATCAGACCTTTCATGGATGGGTCGAGTTTGGCGAGGGCTGATTCTTGCCCGTTGTAAGCCTTGCCGAGAGCTGTGGAAACGGTGGTGAGGTCTTTGCCTGTGGCCGCAGCGATGTCCAGCGAGAGGTTGAGCAGGCGTTGGGATTCTTCAGCTGAGCCGGTCGACCGGGCGAGGTTTGCGTAGGCGGTGCGGAGTTCGGTGTCGGCGACGCCGGTGGCCAGCGTCATTTTGCCGATCAGGTCTTCGGTGGCGGCCACTTGGTCGTCGGTCGCCTGCGTCGAGATCCTGAGCTGTCGGGCGAGTTCAGCCGAGCTCTTTTGATCCTCCATGGCGGCCTTGGCTGCCGAGTACCCGGCAACGGCAAGACCACCGAGCGCGGCGGCGGCTGGGATCGCGGCTTTCTTGATGGCGAACTGGGCTTTCTCCCCAGCGGTTTCGAGTTGCTTGAACTCTTTGATCGCCTTGGAGACGCCTTTGCCGTCGAACTCGGAAATGATGGGAATGTTGATTGCCACTAGCGGGCCTCCTGACTGACAGTTCTCATCACTTTTCGGACCGCGGCTTCCATCTCTTTTTCAACCTTCGGCATTTGCTTTTCAGCGGCGGGCCACAAGATCCGGGATGCGGTGCCGATTGTGTCGTCGAAGGCTTGCCCCAGCGGGTTCGGTGATCTGCGTCCGGCGACTTCCATGATGACCGCGGCGGGGTCCGTCTGTTGGACACGGATCACACTTCGGGCTTTGCGAGAGGTGTCGATTTTCGCTTTCAGTCCTCGACGTGCAGCTGCCGCGGTGTATGGGAACTTCAGGCCGCCGCGTTGGGTCCAGTTGCGGAGCACTCCGGACGGGACGGATGATTCGGGCGGGTAGTCCTTTTTTGCTTGGTCGATGATGGGCGCGGTGATTTCTTTGACGTCGCGGTTGAACTGCTTCCGCAGTTCGGGGTCGATTTTGCGTAGTGCTTTGATTGCGTCCTGAGCGCCGACGACTTCGATGTTGGCTCGGGCTGTCATCGGCGTTCCTTTCTGGACTTGTTCAGCACCTCGACGGCGGTGTTGAGGTCTTTTGCGGTGAATGGGATTTCGGAGGGCCAAAAGCCGGTGGCGACGAGCAGTTCTGCTAGTCCGCGGCTGTATGTCCCTCGGGGGTAGGGTTTGCGTCTTCTTGGGTGACCACCTCTAGGGAGATCACTTTTTTGGCGTAGTCGTCAAACGTGGGCGGGACCGGGATGCCGCTGGATTTTGACGCGGCCCACGCAAGGAACGTGAGGTCTTCCGCGCCGATGCCTTGGGCGAGGCTTCCAGCGGTCTTTTTGGTTTTGCGTTCCCATTCGATGACGTTCCAGAACGAGGTCGTCACTTGGACGGGTCCGGTTCCGGTGTCTACGGCAAGGGTGATTTTCATGGTGTCCTCCTAAGGCACGGTTAGGGATTCGGTTATGGATCAGGTGATGTCGCGGGCCCAAGTGCCACCGGTGAAGGTGACGTCGACCATGGCGAGTTCGCCGACTGTCGAGTTGATCGGGGTGAACGACTGCAAGAACGCGCCGGTGATCGTGTACTCGGGGTTCGAGGCGGATTCGGTTGTCCCGGACGGGCTGATAACAAGCGTCGAGGACTTGCCGACCATTGCGGCGAGGGCGGTTTCGACTTCGGCGGTTGCGCCGGAGCCTCCGTAGGCGAGGAACATCGTGATCGCCACCTCGACGGACTGGAGGCCCGCCGTGTAGGTGCGGCCGGTGTCGCCGAAGCTTGTGGTTTCGAGGGCGTCGGTGCCGATGGTGAGGGTGCAGGTGTTGGATTCTGCGCTCAGGTCGTAGGTCGTTGCGCCTTGGGTGATGTTGATGGTGGCGTTGCTGAGGAATGTCACAGTTGCCATGGGGTCTCCTTTAGTTGCGCCGCACGGCTACGGCG